TACTTTTGTTAAGGCACCTCGTGGTGGTGGTAAGACAGAGATGGTACGTTTCTTTGAGTGCGGTCTCCTTAAGTCAGACCCTGACGTAAAGGTGGCTATGATGCACATGGAGGAGATGCGTTCCACCACCTACCGTGCGATGGCTACATACGAGCTAGGGATCAATGTGCGTACTAAGGAGGACGCAGCGGCTAACGGTGTCAGTGAAGATGCTGTAATCGGTGCCGCACAACGTATCGCTGATGATCGTACTGTTGTCTTCGAGCTTCGCTCACATGACGATCCCATGAAGATCCTTGACTATGTACGGATGGCTGCTACGGTCTACGGTGTTGACTATGTGTTCATTGACCACGTACAGCGGCTGGCTTACCTTTCTCAAGGGGGGGCTGATGGGGCTACGTCACTCCTGACAGCTGTCGGCTCTCGTATGGCCCAGCTAGCTAAGGAGCTGGACATCGGGGTTATCTTCATCTCTCAAGTGAACGAAGATGGTCGTACCAAGTACGCAGGTTCTCTTGAAGAAGAGGCTATCATTTGTATCAAGCTAGAGCGTGACGTCGAGAGCGAGGATGAGGATGAGCGCAACACTACCACCTTTGTTGTAGACAAGAACAGACCTTTCAGTAGACTTGGGAAGGCAGGTAGTATATACTACGATCCAGACACAACAATACTAGCAGAAGGGGAAGGCTTCGATGTATAATTACATGTATGACGACGATGACTATGAGTTCGATGGTTCGGGTTGTCTCGACGGAGAAGATGACTACTTCGGTGAGATGGACGATGAGTTTGGTGAGTTTGACCCGATGAATGAAGACGTTGTACGTGAGCTCAACAAACAGATGCTTCAGACAGAAGTTGAGCTTGCAGAAGCTATAGCACAAGGTGACCTTCATCGAGCAGAGAGACTCCAAGATGAGATTGAACTGTTCCTGATGATGGACCACTAGAGAGGAGAAAGTATGCCAAGGATCGCGTTCTGTGATATTGAGACTAACGCTGTTGACCACCCCGATAGGATTTGGCTGGTAGGTGGTAAGATGGCGGACACAGGTGAGGTCTTCCGTTTTGAAAACATCCACGAGGACGAGGTTGCACGCAGGGCTGCTACTGAGTGGCATCATTCACTAGACAAGATGGTTGGCCATAATTTCATCCAGTATGACCTCCCTATCCTCAACAAGTGGTTAGACAAACCCCTAGACCCCCGAAAGGTGTTAGACACATTGATAGTCTCACGTACTGTAGACTACGACATACTGACTCCACAAGGAGGCAAAGGCCCACACTCATTGAAGAGCTGGGGTATCCGACTAGGTGTTCACAAAGGAGACTACACTGACTTCGCTAACTTCAACCAAGACATGATCGACTACTGGGAAGGAGACCTAGATACTACAGAAGCTTTGTTCAACCACTTCAGCGATGTAATCTACGACAAGGACTGGTCCCGTTCACTGAGAGCAGAACATGACCTACAGATCGAACTAGTCCGCACTAAGTACCACGGCTTCCACTTTAATGAGGAGCTTGCACGTCACCTACTCGACAAAGTAACAGAGGAGATGGATAAACTAGGGGATCAGTTTCAAATAGACTTCCCACCTAAGCTACTCCAAGTGAACAGTATCAAATACAGGGAGAAGCAAGACGGTACACTGTACTCCAACGTCCTACAAGCCAAGGAGAAGTACGACTTGACTAACAGAGTCGGGGATGAGCTCCAGTGTTTCAACTTCATACCGTTCAATCCTGGGTCATCTCGTGTACGTGCTGATGCACTGTGGGATGCTGGTTGGAAACCTTTCGATAAGACAGCTACCCATATCAAGTTCCTCCGCCTAAAGGTCGGTGACCCTTACGGTAAGAAGGTTGCCAAGATGGATAAGAAGTTCTACGACGAGAAGAAGGCTGACCTAGAGCGGTACGGGTACACGGTGTCAGAAGAGAACCTACTGACACTCCCTGAGGACGCCCCTGAGGGTGCTAAGGGCCTCGCCCAGTGGCTTACCCTAGAAGGACGTAGGAGCTCACTGTCTGAGTGGCTAGGGCAGGTCTGTAACGATGGGAGGATACACGGTACTATCAACAACATCGGGGCTTGGACAGGGCGTTGTGCTCATAACAACCCTAACACAGCTAACATCTCTTCAGTCTTTCATGGAGATGCTAAAACACCAGTCGAAGAAGTCAAGAAGAAATACGATGGATTCTTACGGCAGTGTTGGGGTACACCTGATGGTTCGTATCTTGTAGGTTGTGACGCAGACGGTATCCAACTTAGGGTTCTTGCTGATTACCTATGGCGACACTTTGACGCTGACCAGTATGCACTAGCTATTATGGAGGGCAATAAAGAGGATGAAACAGACATTCATAATGTTAACAAACGTGCATTAGGTGTCGAGAGTGCCACAAGGGATGACGCAAAGACTTTCATCTACAGTTGGCTCCTTGGAGCAGGGGTAGCTAAAACTGCCTCGATACTAGGTGTTAATCAAAGAGAGGCTCAAGCTGCTCGTACTCGTTTTGAACAGGGTATTGATGGGTTGGCCCCTTTAAAGAGACGACTTATCCCTTACATTGGTGAACAGGGGTATTTCACAGGGTACGATGGCCGTAAGGTTAAAGTACCTAGCGAGTATAAAGTACTAGCGGGTCTTCTTCAATCAGGGGAGAGTGTGTTGATGAAACATACCCTCATTAACTTCCACAAGAAAGCTAGGGCAGAAGGTATCAACTTCAAGATGACGGCTTTTGTTCATGATGAATATCAGGTGGAAGTTATAGGCACTGAGGAAGAGGCACACCACATGGGTAAGCTCATAGCCACTACTATGACGCAGACTGGTGAAGAACTTGGTTTTAGAATACCAACTCCAGGTTCTTATGACTTAGGGAGGACTTGGTATGATACTCACTAAGGTTTGTGTAGTTTGTGAAACTGAGAAAGAACACTCTGAGTTTCACGCTAACAAGCAGATGAAGGACGGTAAGGATAGCCGCTGTAAAATCTGTAAGAAGACAATAGCAAAGGAGAGATACACCAATGACTGGTTTAAAGCTACATGTACCCTGAAGAGGTCTTGGTGCTCTAAGAATGGAGTACCTTACGACCTTGATCCTGAGTATCTAGGGGAGATATGGACTGATAACTGCCCAGTGTTTGATAGGCCTTTTATTAAACATGACAAGACTCAGGATATGTCACCCGCCCTAGATAGGATCGACCCTAACCTTGGTTACGTCAAAGGGAATGTCAAATACATCTCTGCTAGGGCTAACCGAATTAAGTATGATGCATCTGTCGATGAACTTAAAAAGGTACTTGACTATATGCAATCAAACATGTTATAATTCACGAATAATAGAAGAGCTATAGGAGATATACACATGGCTACTAAAACAATCGAACTGACAGGAACGCTAGAGTGGGCTAAACTCTTCGAGTCCAACCGTGACAACGGGGAGTATGACGTAGAGACAGACGGTGCTACGACAGTTACACTCCTCATGGAAGATGATGTCTTCAAAGCCATGAAGGACGCTGGTGTACGTAAGCAAGGTAAACCAGACCCAGACGGTAAAGGAATCCGTGTTACATTCAAGCGTCCTTGGAACGACAAGTTTGGACGTGACTGGGCAGCAGGTGCCCCTCAGGTCTTCACCCCAGCTGGAGAGGAGTGGGATATGGAGACAGACGGTCTTATCGGTAACGGCTCGGTAGGTGTTGTGTTCCTCGACGTATACGATACGAAGATGGGTAAAGGTTGCCGACTAAGTGGTGTTCAGGTTGTTGACCACGTTGAGTTCGAAGGCGGAGGTGGTTCTGGCCCTTCAATCAAACCTCGAAACTACACCACACAAAGCAGTGCAGCACCAACACCCAAAGCTGCACCAGCTTCTAAAGAGTCTCCTGGTGAGGTGCCCTTTTGAGTGTAGATGTTAAACCTTCCCTGAGCATAGAGGGAGCTTACGTTAACGGGCTAGGGCAGTTTAAGCTGCCCAACCCAACCTCAACAATGCCTAACGGTGCTCCACGGAAACAAGAGACCCTTTGGAGGTACGGGGAGGAGCGTAAAGCTGGTAAGACAGCCAAGCACAAGTACATGGGCACGACTTACCGAAAGAAGAACTACAAGGTACATACCCTTGTATGTGAAGCCTTCCACGGTCCAAAGCCAACTGACACCTCAGTCGTCATCCATATTAATGAGGATGGTACAGACAACAGACCTGAAAACTTAAGGTGGGGCACTCAAAAGGAGAATCTAAATATGCCTAAGTTCATAGAGTACTGTAAAAGTAGGACAGGGGTCAAAAGCCCCCGCTCAAAAGGAATAGCAGCTAAGGGTTAGGTAAACAAAGGAGAGGGGTTACGGCCCCTTTCTTCACCTAATATGAGGAGAAACCAATGACTAAAGACATCTCAACACTAGTAACCGACATGGAGGACGTGATACTCGGTAAGAAAGGATGGGACTCTGTAATAGGGGACCAGATGGCCAAGAACTACTCAACTATCGTAGCTGACAGGTTCAGCAAACCACAGGAGCCACGGGCTTACCTATCTATGTCCTCCTTAGGGACACCGTGTGATCGTAAGCTATGGTACAAAATTAACCAACCTGAGACTGCTATTCCGCTTCGAGCTAACGCCCTGCTCAAGTTTAACTTCGGTGACATGATTGAAGAGCTTGCCTTAAGTATCGCACAGCAAGCAGGACACACTGTTGAAGGTCAACAGGACCGTATGGAGGCCCACGGTATCGAGGGTAGTCGAGATTGTGTCATTGACGGTATGACCGTTGATGTTAAGTCAGCATCTCCCTACTCTTTCAAGAAGTTCCAAGAGGGTAACCTACGAGAGCAAGACCCCTTCGGGTATATCTCTCAACTCTCCTCCTACGTCTACGCAGCTAAAGATGATCCACTTGTGACAAATAAGACACACGGTGCATTCTTGGTTATCGACAAGGTTAACGGACACATCTGTTTGGGTATGTATGACTTCACTGAGGAGATGAAGACAAAGGAAGAAGAGATCACTCGTATCAAAGAGATGGTCAAAACCAAGACACCACCTGAGCGTGGGTTTGAGGACGTACCTCAGAGCAAGACATCACCCAACATGAAACTGGGTATGGAGTGCAGTTATTGTGAGTTCAAGAAGGCTTGCTGGCCTGGGCTTAAGATGTTCGCTTACAGCCACGGACCCACCTACCTGACTAAGATCAAGAAACCTCTACAAGTCAAAGAGGTAGAGGACTGGTCATGAAGAAGAGTAGCACACGACAAAGGGCTATACAGGCTGGTTACCGTTCAGGGTTAGAGGAGGCACTGAGTATAAACCTCACTGAACGGGAGGTTCCTTTCGAGTACGAGACTATGAAGATCAAGTGGCTTGACAGTAAGATGCGTAGCTACACGCCTGACTTTATTCTCGAGAATGGTATCATCATTGAAACCAAGGGTAGGTTTGTTTCAGCTGATCGACGTAAACACAAGGAGATCAAGAAGCAATACCCTGACCTTGACATACGGTTCGTGTTCAGTAACTCACGGGCTAAACTCTATAAAGGGGCCAAGAGCTCTTACTCCGATTGGTGTGAGAAGGAAGGGTTCCTCTACTCAGATAAGACCATTCCAGAGGAGTGGATCACAGAGGAGAATAAAGAATGACAACAGGTAAAACAGCTATCGTGTTTAGTTGCGGCCACGCCACACCTGAAACAACCAATGAGCGGTTTGACTGGTTAGGTGGCCTCATCTACGACATTAAACCTGACTACGTAGTGGACCTAGGGGATGGTGCGGACATGAAGTCCCTCAACTCCTACGACACACGTAAACCAGAGGCGGTAGTATCACAGAACTACGGACGTGACATCGAGTCATACAACGAAGCACAGGACTTGCTCCGTTACCGTTTCAAGAAGCAACGGCGTAAGCGTCCAGCTTTCTACGGGTTCGAAGGAAACCACGAGCACCGTATCAAAACAGCAATCTCATATGACCCAAGACTTGAAGGAGACAAGTATGGAATCTCGTTCTCGCACCTCAACACTAAGAAGTGGTTCGACGAGTACCATGAGTACGTTGATGGTGCCCCCGCCATTCATAATTACGATGGCGTTGACTACGCTCATTACGTGGGCGCTGGTAACTTTGGCCGTGCCATTAGTGGTGTACATCACGCTTACGCTCTCATCCAAAAGCGGTATCGCTCTTGCAGCGTTGGTCACAGCCATAAGCGCGATATGTATTTTAAGGACGACGTTGGTTCTCATGGTGCAATTGGGGCGGTGGTCGGCTGTTATAAGGGCGCTGCGGAGGCTTGGGCTGGGCAAGCTAATAAGGAGTGGTGGAAAGGAGTTCTCATCAAAAGAAATGTATCCGATGGTTGTTATGAGCCTCAATGGGTATCGCTTGATACACTTAGACGGGAATATGGATGAGGACATACATGATCGTATCAGGGGTGACAAATAGTCATCCCTTTTATCTTGACGTAAAGACAACACTGTGATATAATTGGGAGCTCGACATATGGAATATGTAGTAACGATGAAGGTTAAGGTAGACGAGGATTACTTCTACTTAACGGAGGATGTAGCTGAACGACAGGCTACTTTGTCTGAGCAACTTAGGAACGCCTTGTACGACCTAGATGACCTCTCTGTCACACAGGTGTTGGCGGAGGAGGTTGGTCAATGAATACTATGGAGTACTCCTATTGGGTTGAAGATAAGATCATGACAGAAGGTAATGACAGGCTTATTGAGAATACACTAGGTCTTGTCGGAGAAGCAGGGGAGGTAGCTGAGAAGATAAAGAAACTTATTAGAGACTCCAATCGTTTCTCTAACCAAGACATCGTCAAAGAGTTAGGTGATGTAGTGTTCTACGCTACCGCCCTAGCTAACTACTTCGAGAGCAGCCTTGAGGAGGTTATTGAACTCAATGTAGATAAACTAGATGACCGCCAAGCAAGAGGTGTGCTAGGGGGTTCCGGCGATGATCGGTGATTGCGTAGAGACGCCTCACGGGGTTAAAGACAAGGATGGTTACCCCAGAGCTAAGTACCAAGGTAGGTTGGAGAATGTGTCACGTACCATAATGGGCCTTCTCTATGGAAGAGACGCCATCGAGGGTAAGCTAGTGTGTCACACATGTAACAACAGAGCTTGTGTCAACCCCGCTCACCTCTACATTGGAAACCCACAATCCAACTCCGACGACAAGTGGGCAGACGGAACCATGTGCCAAGGTGAAACAAGCGGCAGATGGCGTCACGATGTAAAAACAGAAGACCTGTACTATATGTACAACGACTTGGGCATGTCACAAGATGCTATTTCTAAACAAGTTGGAATTTCACAAAGCTCCATTTCGGGACGACTAAGGGGACGTAACCGATGAGTGAATACAACTCATACCACTATGTAATGCAACTAATTGAACAAACATTAAAGGATAGCTTATGATCAAGAACTCAGAATCAGACCGCCCAGTAGGCCCAACAATCGGTCTGTCTGAAGAGATTCACCAGATGAAGTACCGGTCGAAGGGTGAGAGCTTTCGAGCGGCTATGACACGGGTTGCCAACGCACTCAAGGACGACGAGCACCACTTCCAAGAGTTCCGTGATATCCTATACGACATGCGCTTCATGCCGGCTGGACGGGTACAATCAGCTATGGGTGCTCCTAGACGCGTCACGGCTTACAACTGCTTTGTGAGTATGACCATCCCTGACTCTATGGAAGGTATCATGCTCGCAGCACAAGAGGCTGCTAAGACTATGCAGCTTGGAGGTGGTATCGGTTATGACTTCAGTACCCTCCGTCCCTCAGGTGCCCTCATTAAGGGCCTAGAGAGCCGCTCTAGTGGTCCTCTGAGCTTCATGGGTATCTTTGACGCAGTATGCAAGACTATCAGCTCAGCTGGCCACCGTAGAGGCGCTCAGATGGGTGTACTGCGGGTAGACCACCCTGACATTTCTTCATTCATCCACGCCAAGACCAATTCAACAGCTTTTACACAGTTCAACCTATCAGTAGGTGTCACAGACAAGTTCATGCAAGCTGTTAAAGAAGATGATACCTTTGATTTAGTCTTTGAAGGCCGTGTCTATGACACTGTCAATGCCCGTGCCCTGTGGGATGACATCCTGCGTAGTACATGGGATTGGGCTGAACCAGGCATCTTGTTCATCGACCGTATTAACAAGAAGAATAACCTGCACTACTGCGAGACTATTGCAGCGACTAACCCATGCGGTGAGCAACCCTTGCCACCAAACGGTGCATGTCTCCTTGGTTCATTCAACCTAGTCAAGTACATCTACGAGTGTGACGGTACCTACTCGTTTGACTACGAGAGCCTTAAGCATGACATCCCGCATGTCGTACGTGCTATGGACAATGTAGTTGACCGAGCAGTATACCCTCTTCCTTCACAAGAGGCAGAAGCTAAGTCTAAAAGACGTATGGGTCTTGGGGTCACAGGTGTAGCTAACGCTATCGAAGCTATGGGCCACGAGTATGGCTCCCCTATGTTCCTTCTTACTCTCATGAAGATCATGAAGCTTATCCGTGACACAGCGTATATAGCCTCTGTATCTCTTGCGGCTGAGAAAGGACCGTTCCCGTTGTACCGCGAAGAGTTCCTCGACAGTGACTTCGCAAAGACACTACCAACAGACATTCGGGATAGGATCAGCCGCTATGGTATCCGTAACAGCCACCTACTCAGTGTAGCACCAACTGGTACTATCAGCCTCTCAGCTGACAACGTCTCGTCGGGTATCGAACCAGTCTTCTCCTACGGTTTTGACCGTACTATCCAGACCTTCGATGGCCCACGGGTTGAACGTGTAGACGACTACGGTTACCGCACATTCGGTGTTAAAGGCCGCAAGGCTGATGACCTCCCTGTGTTGACCCACGTAGAGGTTCTTAACCTAGCCTCACGCTACGTAGACAGTGCTTGCTCTAAGACCTGTAACGTAGGTGACGATGTGTCATGGGATGAGTTCAAAGCTGTGTACATGGCTGCGTATGACGGAGGTGCATCTGGTTGTACTACTTTCCGTGCCTCTGGTAAGCGCTACGGCATCCTCAACGCCTCCTCCTCCGAGGATGTAGTAGAGGAGAAAGTAGAAGAGGACAACAGTGACTTCGTCGATGAGAAAGAGGGAGGAGCCTGTTACTTCGACGTCAATACAGGTCAACGTGAGTGTAGTTGACCTTGACATAACATAACCAAGTATGATATACTAACGGGGAGGATCGCAAGGTCTTCCCCTTTTTTAATACAGAATAGGAAAAGATATGGCCCCGCAGAAACCAAAGCCTAAGGGCAAGACTAAGCGTGAAACTACTTATAAAGGTGCCGCAGCTAAGAAGACTTCCGGTATCGAAGATAACAACTACAACAACATTGATAAACCCTTTCACTACAACCAAGCTGGGGTGGAATGTATCGACTACATCAAGCAAGTTCTTGGCAAGGAAGGCTTCATCGCTTACTGTCGAGGTAACGTAATGAAGTACAACCATCGAGCTTTCTATAAAGGAAACCCCACAGAAGACATGGCGAAAGCTGAACAGTACCTGAAGTGGGCCAATGAGACACTAAAGGAGATACACAAATGATTCGAGGTTTAGCAGGAGTCCTAACAGCCCTTACACTGGGCATAGGCTCCGCCCACGCAGCCATCGTCACATCCACATCAAACGCCATCCATCTGTCAGGGGACATCCTCCAAGGTGATTCAGCAAAGGTACGAGCTAAGGTAGAGGAGACAGGCATTAGGGTTTTAGTCCTGTCCTCTAACGGAGGTGTGGCTGTGGAGGGGTACGAGCTTGGGTACACAATAAAGGACCTCGGTCTTACAACTGTTGTCCGTCGAGGGGAGGTCTGTCTAAGCGCTTGTGCTGTGGCCTTTATAGCTGGTAAAGAGAAGGTCTCAGAGGGCCTCCTTGGGTTCCATGTGGCATGGGCTAACAATGCCCGAGGTACCTTCTCTGATGGCTTAAAAGGAGGTCAGTATATGGGTACCTTGACAGCTGGTTACTTCTTCAACATGGGTTACACGCTTCAGATACCGTACATGGTTTCCCGGTACACAGACTCTGGTACGTTCCTACTACTTACCACACAAGACTTAAAACTCTTTGAGATGAAAGATAACGACTTTACGGAACCAAGGGACCTCCCAGCTAACTGGGCTGCTACCCGTATCGCTGGTTCAACAAGGTTGCACCTCCTACGGAAAGGACTATAAGATGAGAACTTGGAAATGGTACTTCGTGTTTAACGCCGGTATCTTGGGTCTTATAGGGGGTCAGTACTGGTTTAATCTAGGTAATGTGTTATACGAAGCAGACAGCACAATGTTGACATTCATTATCCTAGGTATAGCTATTATCTCATCGTCCATGATGGGACTACGTGCTAAGAAAATGGTTGGACAAGATAACAACATGTCCTGGTTCCTCTCTGATGCAGTTCTTAGCCTTGGTATGGTAGGTACTCTATTCGGGTTCCTCCTTGTACTAGACTCTGCCTTCACAGAGATCGACACATCGTCCACAGAGAGTATGACAGAGGCTATCGGAGTTCTTGCATCAGGTATGTCTACTGCTCTTGTAACGTCCCTTGTAGGGCTCCTATCGTCACTCTGGTTAAAACTACAGCTAGTCATCTTGGAGGGTTGATATGAGACGTTACTCAAGCAACCTTGCGTTCGTTGACTTGTTGTTTAACCTCCTGGTGGGTTTCACTTCTCTGTTTGTTATCGCTTTCCTGTTGATAAACCCTATCGCTAAAACAGGGGTGGTTGACCCACCCGTAGTAATCATGGTGGAGTTGACATGGGATGATGAGAGTACAAGAGACCTTGACCTGTACACCCGTGGTCCTGACGGTAAGATCGTTAGCTACGGGTACAAGAGCAACGGGTTCATAACCCTAAAGAAGGATGACCTTGGTAAAGGCAGTGACACTTTCGTTATCAACGGGGAGCGAGTAGAGGTTACCCGTAACTACGAGATCACTACTATGACGGTCTTGCCTGACGGGGACTACATCATCAACGTACACTACTTCTCATCGAAAGGTGACCCAGAAACGGTTAACCTTCGTATAACAGGGCTCCAACCCTTTAAGGTACACCACGAGGATTCTGTTACGTTGTCACCTAGGCAGGAGCGTACTATTGTGGCTTTCAGGGTGGTAGACGGGGAGATAGTGGACCTTCGTTCTGATATCGAAGTGAAACTAAGAGGAGAGGAAGGTCCATAATGTTAGTCATTCAAACAGTATACGTAGTACTCGTTACACTTGTTGTGTTCCTTATGTTCTACTCCAAGTTAGGTAGGTTCTTTAAGGCATCAGCCCTTACACTTTCTATCTTACTTGGGGCTGTTACGCAGACACACTACGTTAAACAACTAGGTAGTCCCATCGAGGGCTACCAATCCTACGAGTTCCTGTACATTCACCATATAGCTACAGGTAAGTTTATCAAGGTATGGGTCTGGGATAAAGAACGAGGTGATCGTCTCTACGTTATCCCCTACAACCAGGATGATGCTGAAAAGCTAGAACAAGCTAAGCAGAGGACTGAGCAAGGGTCTCCTCAGGGTGGCTCCTTTGACCAAGAACAAGGAGATAGGGAACGAGCCGAAGGACTACGTATAGACGACTGGCAGAACCCTGACATCTCAGAAAGGAAGAGTTGATGTGGGTTTTTTACACAAGCAAGAAGTGGGCCCTCTGGGCCTACCTCGGCACCTTCTTTATACTAGGTACCCTATGGTTACAGGTACAAGTAGACGTACAGATTAACCACTGGTTCGGTGACTTCTACGACCTGATCCAGAAGGCACTTGCCACCCCAGGGTCTGTGACTATAGGTGAGTACTGGGCAGGGCTTGCATCTTTTGGTTGGTTGGCTGGTACCTGGGTTGCCCTCAGTCTTGTTGGTTCCTTTGTCACCGCTCACTTCCTCTTCCGCTGGAGAGCGTCAATGGTCGAGTGGTACCACGAGGTCTTCGATAAAGGGCGTACCATTGAGGGTGCTTCACAACGTGTCCAAGAAGACACGATCAAGTACACGAGGATCGTAGAAGGTCTAGGTGTTTCACTAATAGAGAGCGTAATGATTCTCGTCGAGTTCTTCCCACTACTACTGGGTCTTGGCGCAGGGTTGTCTATCCTCTGGTTTGGAGATTGGAAATATGGATTGGTTACAGGAGCTTTCGTCTGGACATTGGGCGGTACTTTGCTACTTGTTGTTAGTGGTTATATCTTACGGCTGGTTGGCATTGAATACGACATCCAGAAGAAAGAAGCAGCGTATCGTAAACACCTTGTCAAGATGGAAGACGACGGTACTGTCTCTCCTAAGGCGTTAACTGAGCTATTCGAGGATGTACGTACAATACACTTCACTAGTTATCTTCAGTACCTTAAGTTTAACGTGGTGCGTATGGCCTATCTACAAGTTAATGTCCTGACTGCTTATATCTTCTTAGCTCCTGCTATTGTAGGTGGTCTTATTTCACTAGGTTTGATGCAGCAAATCATCCGTGCCTTTGGTAGAGTAGAGGGTTCTATGCAGTTCTTGATTAAGTCTTGGCCCACTATCATAGAGCTCATCTCAGTGTACAAACGACTACGTGAGTATGAGGCACAGATCAAGTCATCTTGACCTTTTAGCAACAGTGTGTTACACTAACTTAATGTCTTTAGAAAGGACCTAGAATGTTCGAACAGATGATTAACGCAGCTAAGAAGAAGACACCAGCCAAGAAACCAGCCACTAGGAAGAAGACTGTTACTCCGAAGACCTCTGAACCTGTAGCAGCACCCTCTGTCTGCCCTAAGTGCAACCCACCTGAACCAACACCAGAGATGCAGGCCCCTGGCTCCTACCTCCGCGAGAACGGACTTATGTTATTAGTTGACAAGTTTGATCAGGAAAAGATCATGCCTCTTGTTGCTACCATCTACGAGTACAACCTGATGCCCGAAGAGATACGACCACAGCAGCTTACTCTTATCATCAACAGCCCTGGGGGCTCTGTACACTCAGCCTTCCACCTCATCGACGCTATGATGATGTCAGAGATTCCAGTAGTGACTATCGGTAAGGGTCTGGTAGCCTCTTGTGGTGTTCTCACCCTTATGGCTGGTGATCGACGACTCTTGACACACAACACCTCAGTTATGTCACATCAATATAGCTGGGGTTCTCGTGGGAAGGAACACGAACTACAGGCTATCGTTAAAGAGTTTGACATGGCAAGCGCCCGTATGATTGACCACTACAAGAAGTGTACAAAGAAGTCTGAGCGGTACATCCGCAAGAACCTCCTCCACCCAACAGATGAGTGGTTGACCCCTGAGGAGTGTAAGAAACACGGCATCATCGACGATATCATCCAGACATATTAAAACTACTTGACAGGAGGGGTGTGCTTATGGTATACTCCTCCTATTGTTTAATTAGAGAAGGATTATCACTATGGGTTTCAAATTCACATGGAAATGGGCGGCTGTCTTTCTTATCGGTCTTGTGTTCGCATCTAAGTTCTTTGGTTTGATCTAAGATGGCCCCTAAACGAAAGAAGCCCCCTGCTCCAAGTCTGGAACAAGAGGCTAAAGCCTTCGTAGAAGGTAAGAGGAATGTTACTAAGAAGACCGTACCTACAGGTGATCCCTCCACCTTACGGTTACAATTAGCAGCTTCGGTACTAGCTGGGTTGCTTCCTTCTGGTAATATAGTACGAGCAGAAGAACTCGTAGAAGAGGCATTTAGGTATGCAGACCTAATCCTCGAGTATAAATAAGAACTAACTAACTGTTAACTTTAAACCCCTCTCGGTGTAAAAACTGAGGGGGGTCTTTTTGTGTTTGGACTACTAGTCGTACGTAGCTGCAGGGGCTTCCATACGCTTGATGAAGTCAGCTGTTTCTAGCTGTGATCTAACGATACTAACCTGTGCTAGGTTCAAGGCACCTAGGTCATCCCCTAGCTCCAGTTCCGTAAGAGCTTCCTTAACAGCTTCAACGCTATGCTTACTCATTATGTCGTACTGGGCACCCAGTGTGTCCTGAGGGCCGTTATAACGGGCAACAAGCATGAACATAGCTTCTTTACGCACCTTCTTCACCTGATCCTCGTAGTGCATCTTCTGTACGTCTCCAGGGGCTTTAAGGAACGCCTCGTTGTTCATCTTAGCCGCAGCCCAGTCTTCCATAGCGAGGTAGACCTGACGCTGGTACTCATTGACAGCCTCAGGTATCATACCCTTCTTGTCTTTTGAGAGACCAGAGTTAAGACCCCATTGGTCAACTCCTACAACATTCATAACACGTTGGAGGTTGGTGAGCATTGGTGTACGAGCGCCACCGAAGGCAGCAGTACTCATCTGGTCCATCTCACCTGTAGCAGAGCTTACCTTAGGTGGATCACTCTTACCAAGGAGGAAGCTAGTTGTAGTGTCGATATAACGGAGGGAGTTACCTACAAACTTATTACCCTGTGCTACGTCCTTAGGGCGTTGATTAGCACCTGTTGCAAGACCAATAGCTGTGTCTATAGGTTGATACGGACGTAAGAAACCACTGAGAGCCTGTGCTGTAATGTCAGAGGCAATAGTGATGCCTTCTACACCTGCCTGCTTAAGCTCACCTGCAAGGAGGGCGGCTCCGAAGTCAGCAAACTCAGCTGTAGTCTTGTTGAGGTTACGTGTAAGACCACCGCCACCGAAGTCTTTACCGATCTGTGTGATGATCTCAGCTGGTACGTCCTCCCCTGCCATGTTGTAAGCGGCTACACGTGATGCAGCCTTGAACAAGGAGATAGGGTAGTCGTACTGTTGCGATATTACAACACCATCTACCAGCTCATCGTACAGACCCAAGCCATTACGGCGGTTCTCGTCCTCATCCTGAGCCATTCCGTATACAAGACCAGCTGCAACAGCCCCACGTGCATTAAGCTCAAGGAAGGACTTATCTGCGTACTTACCGGTCTTCTTAGCTGCGATGTTAAGAAGAGGTGTATGTTTGATACCGAAATCAATAGTGTTGTTGAAGAACTTACCGAATGGAATCATGAAGCCAAGGCCAGGGATGTTACGTGCATCCTCAATCATACCAGCCACTTGACCAAGTTTACTGTTGTCTTTGTATGACTTAGAGAAGATGTTCTCTTGGGTTCGCATAACGGCATCAAGCTCAAGCTGCTTATACTCCTTCGTCGCCATGATCTTTATAGCGTTGGGATCGGAGTAGAACTCATCCCATTCTTTACCAAACTTAGTACGAAGCATCTTGTTCATCTGGCTTACGTACTCTTGTGACTTAGTAAAACTATCCTGTGCGTGTACGAATGTAGCGTGTTGAACACCATTGATCCATGTATCAAGGTTACCTTGTACTCTACCAGCCTTACCACCCATACGGCTCATAGCGTCTACTGACTGTACTACGTCAATACCACCAGCCAAGGTACGGTCAAGGGTGTCCAGACCACCTGTGCTCCGAAGCAATGCGCTCTTGAACGCAGCATGGGTCATATCAGGGTCCATAGCAAACTTAACACGGTCCTTAACAGACAGAAGCAGCTGCTTAGCTACAAACAGCTCACTCTTACCGCTGTCAGCACCTTTTAGGACAGACTTAAGAATACCGACATTACCTTTGTACAGAGCCATTGTGATATCTGTAGCAGCGTCTATAGCGGCAGCACCGCTGTAACCAACAAGGTTGAGCATAGACGTGGAGGGGTGTGACACTAGGCTTCTGATGAACTTGTTCTGTGACTCAGTTACGTTAGCAAGGAATGCACCTTTACCTTTGAACCGCTCTGCTTGCGGCACGATGTCAGCAATAAGGTTATGCCCAAGGGCTTCTTCCATGAAGTCATTCAGGTTGAGGTCCTTAAGGTTTGTATCAAGCCGTTTAGCCACCTGACCCACACTGTTCATCATGCGAGCACTCTCGTTCATACGGTTAGCGAAAGCATCGGAGAAGGCTTCAACTGTCATCTGACCCTTAGGTATACCTACCGTACCCACAAGGCTGTCGATGGCGTCCTGGTCTAGCTCCTCACGCATGAAGTCTGATATCCAGTTAGACATTGTGTCATCGTCTGTACGTTTGACGTAGAAGTAACCACCTTCGTGCATGATCTCAGCAAGACCACGTAGACGAGGAGCCTCCTCAGCGCCTTCCTCAGCTGTCTCCTTACCAGTACGGCCAAGGAGGAGGTCAATAAAGAAGTCAGTATCCTCTGGTGTGATCTGCTCACCGTTCTTAACCTTTGTAAGCCAGGCTACTTCGCCTTCAGGGGCCTGGTCAGCCCACTCCCGCAGTGACTTCTCTAGGTCAGCTGCAATCTTCTTGGGGTCAGCCTTCTGGACTGTCTCAGATACAAGGGCTGTATTTGTGAAGCCACGTTTAGCTACAACACCAGCTTGGATGCCACCCATAGCCATGGCTGATAGAGCGGCAATACCGACAGCACCTTTGCTTATCTCGTCCTGTACACCTGTCTCAAGTAGACTACGTTGGTAGAGGAACTCAGTACCTGCGTTAGCAACGGCATCAACAGCTGTGGTAGCTGCAATCTCCTTGAGACCAGCCTTTGTCAGAACACGTTGGATACCTTTGTTAGCTGCCATCTTAGCAGAGAACTCAGCTACCTCTTGAGCACCTTCTACAGCTGCTGCAGCACCAGCCTTCTTAAGGACTGATGTACCTGCCTTCTTAGCTACTTCACGGCTAGCTCCTTTTATAAGCTGCTTAGCTACTTCTTTCTGTGCGATAGTCTGAGCAGTCTTAGTACCTGTCCGTATAGCTGTACCGCCTACTGCCTTGCCCACAATACCACCTACAAGGTTAATAGGGTCAAGGAGTGTAGTAGAAAGGTAATCAGCAACCCCACTACCTGTCTCAGCCCACGTAGCTTCACTACTGAAGAGACCTGCCATACCTTCATAGATAGCGTAAGCCTTACCTACCTTAAGCATAGCCTCAGGGTTTTCCTTGGCGTCCATAAGGTAGTCAGCCTCACTGATAGCACGTACAGAGTTACCCGCTGCGTTACCACGGCGGTTCTCAAGGAACATCTCTACGACCTCAGCTCGGTCTTTGTTGCTCACAGCCGAACGACCGTACCGATCCTTTACAAAGTCAAAGATAGGGTTGTACAGCTCAGGGCGTTCAATAAGATCATTCTCTGAATAGGAGCCAGGTTCAACACCTGAAGGGAGAAGACCATTAAAGGGAGTACCGCTGTCCTCTGGGGCTTCCCTACGGATCATCCCTGGGTTCTCAGATAGTAGATCATCAATAGACAAAGGAGTCTTTTCCTCTGAGACTTCCCTGCGGATCATTCCTGGGTTCTCAGCTATTAGATCATCAATAGACAAAGGAGTCTTTTCCTCTGGGACTTCCCTACGGATCATCCCTGGGTTCTTAGATACTAGATCATCAGTAGACAAAGGAGGTAACGCCTCGGCACTCTTCCCGATAACGTCCTCTTCCTCCCCGAACCTACCTCTCTCCTTAGCCACATTGACTGGTTTGAAAGTGTCTTGAAGGGAACTCATTAACGTGACCTTCCTGTGTTACGGCGAGCTCTTGCGTCTAGTTCATCATCAGGTGTTCTGAGTACACGTCCTCTGCGATTATCCCAGTCCATAGCCTCTTCTGTTTGCTCGACTTCGGGACGTGAGTAATCCTTAGGACCGTCGGCTTTGTAAGTAACACGTGCAATAACATTCTCTACAACACCCTTAAGGACCTCAGGTGGGATTTGGATCTCAAGATCAGAGATAAGAACATTAAGGTCTTCCTTAAAGTAAGCCAACTCCTGCACGTTTGTTGGTTCGTAGACACCAAGGTCGAAGAGCTCCTCTTCAACAGCAACAACCTTCTCCTCAAGTGCTTCCCCTTCGAGAGCACCTTCGATACCACTTTCGATCTCTTCGATAGTCTGCGGCTCACGAATAGGACGGTTGTCAGGGATAACTGTCTTAGGCTGTGCGCCTTCAGTCATAACTTCTTCGAACAGAGCATCAAGCTCAGGTACTGGTTTAAGAGATGTATCTACATTGCTTACACTGAATCCACTCTCGTCTACACCACCAGCAGCTCCTTGCTCAGGTGCTACAGAACCTTGGGTAAGACCTTCAGGACCCTCTGCTGGTGCCTCTATTATTAAGATTTCATCACCTACCTTAGCCCGTCCTGTGAAACCATCCTTAATGGCGTCCGACAACTCCTGAGGAGTTGCGAAGGAGGTAGACGACCCCCTCGATGCGCTAGGAGCTGTAACTACAGGTGCTGTACCTGTACCTCCACCAGGGGGTGTAACCACAGCTTCCTCAGAGGTGTAGGAACTACCAATAACAGAGTTATCCAGAAGGTTATGTTTCTCAGCAGCAGCTTTACCGAACCCAAGCTTAGCCAACTTAGAAAGACCTTGAACACGAGTAGCTTTCTGCCCCAACATAGCAAGGGCTTGCTGGGTTTCTTCTCGGAGACCATCCGGTAGACCACTAAGGCTCCTAACCGCTTCTGTCTCAGTAGCTGCTTCCCAGAAACTCATCTGCTTATCAAGGTCCTCCAAGTTAGTAGGGGTTCCTGTTTGTTGGAAGAGGTGTTTAGTAGGTTTGTAGTTCTTAAAAGCAACCAGACCTTTAGCAAAGCTTTTAGGGTCTGTGATACCTTCACCTGTAGTAAGCATCTCCAAAGCCTTTTGAGCTTCAGCTTCCCCTTGACCTTCGATAGTACCTGCGTACTTAAAGTACTTGGGGAGGTCTCCTAGAGTAACAGTGTTACCCTTTTGAGCCTGCGCTGTTATAAAAGCCATCATGGAGGCTTGTGTACCTGCGTCACCTTTAAGCATCTTAAAGAACTCAGAGTCCTTCTGCTCTTCACTGAGGTTTTGGTACTCGTTGTGGTACATAGTTGCACCTTCAGTGATAGCTTCTGCTGACATCACCGTTGAACCACCTTTAGAACCACCTTTAGATGGGGTACCCCCTCCTAGTGATGATGCAAGACCAGGTGGCATAATCTCTATCAAGGCAAGCTGACGGTCAATATAAACAGACTCTTGAGCACGGGTATCTGCTCGCTCCGCCATCTTACGGTCAAAAGCTATTTGCTCTTGACGTGTCATGAACTCTTGTGTACGGAACGCGACATCCTCTGAACGGTAACGCTCAGCCCGTGCAGTCTCCGACTCATACCGTGCATCTTGAATAGCTAGACGCTCTTTCTGAAGCTCTACAGCCTTATCCCGTTCTTTCTTCTCTGAGGCATCCTTGAAGCCTCGTGCCATACCACCCCAGAAACTCATGCTTTATCTCCTTTACGAGCCATAAGACCCTTAGGGGCCTCTTTGACTGTATCCATCTCAACTTCCTCTGGCATCGACATATCGTCTTCAACGTCAAGCTCAGGGCTTTCGTCCTCTACCTCCATGTCTAGTTCAGATAGTTTCTTAGCAGCTTTACGGCTATTGATCTGGTACCTAACAAGTTCACGCTTCTCGGTATCATCAGGGAAACCCTCTTCGTACTCGATACCTGCTTGTTTAGCGGAGGAGACTACAAACTCATGGATAATAGGTGCGATGATCATAGACACGTCAACACTGTGACGACCCTCCATCACAGCACCCCGTAGGAGGCCCTCAGTGATCGTTACAACATCCATACCTAGTTCGAGGATATCGAACAAAGCTTCCATACGATCCTCTTCTGTGAGGCGCTCTAGATGCCACATAACAGCATCATCAGGGTTTGTCATCTCTGGTGGGTTTTCGTATGGAGCATTCTTTGGCTCCGCTGTAAGGCTTTGTCCTGGAAGGATCATACGCTGTACCTCTTATATTTAGTTATACGATTTTCACGATGTTCTTTTGCTGGGCGAAGGAACTTGTCTACAATAGCGACAGCTGCATCGGAGGTGTTAGTTGCACCGTAGATATGCTCAGCAGCCCCCTTCTCAGTAGTAGCTAGTTCTTTCATCATAAAGTCTAGCTGGACATCTTCATTATCTACTGAGACACCCTTCTCTGCTGCAAAGGCTTCGAATGCTTTACGGCGTGGACCTGTCAGTTGGTATAGACCAAAGCCACCACGTGAGCCAGCTACGAGTGGGTTCTTCTCATTAACACCTGCATCAAAGCCAGACTCATCTGCCATGTTCAATACAAAGGCTTCAGCAATATGTTCTGGGAGACCACGGGCTACCAACTTGCTCTTGATACGCTCAGGGGCTTCTCCAGTAGGGCGTGCTACATCTGAGTATGTCTTTGGACGTTTCTCACCGAGTGTACTGCCTGGACGTGCTTGTGGCCGAAGAGACTCATCAGGGGCGAGGTGTGTGTCTGGGTCAGTACCTTGGTTCATCTGACGCATAAGCTGCATACCGAGGCTAGTCTGACGTTCCTCACCACCTGTACCTGGACGGGCTTTAGGACGCATGAGGCCTTCCTGCTGGATACCCTTCTGTTGAGCAGCAGTAGGAGCTCCAAACTTAGAGTCACCACCATCTAGTTTGGCTAGACGTTCTTCTTCTGCAACTTGCTTACGGGCTTCTTCTAACTTCTTCTTATAGAATGACATATTCTTCTCCTATCAACCGAACAGCAGGCGGCTAACTAGGTAACCCTTGCCTTCTTTGTCTGCTTGTGCGTTAGCTTGCCCTGTCTGCCATTCAGCAAGACTTACTTGTTTATCCGCCAAGAAGACACTAAGAGCTCTATCAGCTTCGTTCTCTGACTGACGGAAGGCGTAATCCATAATGTCACGTTCACGTTGCCACAGGGTGTCGACCATGTTCTGTGTCATTTGGTTGGTCTGCATAGCGGCATCGGCGTTAGCTTGGTTCTGGGCAGCTGTGTTGATGGTAGAAGCATTCTGACGCCACTGTGCATTAGCCTGTGCTACAATCAAAGCATTCTGCGCATTGAACTGATCACGTTGCACTTCCATACCAGCATTGAACTGTTGAACCTGCTGTGCCATAGTGGCAAAGAACTGGTTAGTCTGGTTCTCACTAGAGGCGTTGAATTGCTTAGCAGCGTTTTCAGCAGCCTGGTCACTAAAGATAGCTTGGATATTACTCTGTGCCTTAAACAACTCTGTTTGTTGAGCAAGGTCCATGTTCTTCATATCCATCTGGAGAAAGGCTTGTGCATTCATCACAGCAGCCTGTTGACGGTTACTCAGGTTCTGCATGTCC